TGTTAGAATTAAGCTTCCTTAATTCCTATAGCAGCTTCTGGACGAAGCACGCCATGTCCTTGAGCGTATTTCGCTACCATTAGCGTACCTTGTCTTCTTATGTCGTATTCTGACTCGACTGCTAAATCCATTAACTTAACAGTACCTGCAGCAGAAGGATGACATACAAGAGCAACAAAGTTTGATAAGTTAACCGCTTGCGGTTTAACTCCACCTTGTGTAGCAGAACCAGCATCTGGTAATGCGGTTGTGATGTTAGAAGCAACAAAGTGTGGAGTTGGAATTAATTCAATCCCAGCAACTTTGAGTACTTTACCATCAGCCACCCCACCATTTGCACCGCCGCTGAAATCAACATTCACAGCGTTAGTAGCATTGGCTAGCTTGTAGTATTCTTCTAATCTTAAGAAACACTTACGACCTTCTTTAGGTACGTAGTGAGAATCAAGATTTGATGCAGCGTCAAACAATGAGTCAATCATTGCATTAGCAGCAGTCGCAGCAGTACCAGAAGCGATACCTGTATTAGTTAATACAGTACCAGCGTCTCCGCCTGTTACGTTTGTCGCAGCTAATGTAGCTTGACCTATTGTTTGCAAGATATGCTTATCCTTCTGGAACGCTAGTGCGCGTCCTATTTCAGATGTGTAAGCACCTCTTACATCATAGTGGTTCTTAGCTTCTTCAATGTTCGATAAGAACACAGAGCTAATTAAAAGGTCATTAACAGTAATGACTTTTTCGTTGTGGTTTATGTCGTTACCCAGTATTTCAGCGCCGGGGGTGTGATAAGCTGCCACTGTTCTTCCCATTACGGGGAAGGTAGCGGACTTACCATTTGAGATTGTTCTCACAGTCTCAGCACCTGCTGTAACTGAAGCTCTTTCAAAAGAAGTCATAACTTCTCCTGCGAAAACTTTCAGAAACAACGCATCTTCAGCACCGGAGGCATTGACTCGACCCACACTTATTGGTGTCGCGTTTGACATTTTTATTCTCCTTGGTTAGTTGTTGTTTTAAGAAAGCATCCACATAGTTTAGCTCGTAGTCAGGATTATCCTCCGCAGAGGGTCAAGCATTTGCTTAATTATGTTTCAGCAGTTGCCACCTATTTAAGGTTGCACAACTATTATTCTTGTAGTAAAAATCTTGTGCGTAAGCCCATTTAGCTCAGTTGATAGAGCAAGGCATTTGTAATGCCTAGGTCGGGAGTTTGAGTCTCTCAATGGGCACCACGCATAGTATTTATTTTTTCTTCGGAAACCCTTTTTTCATATTTGCATAGGACTTCTTACTTATTGTCGACTTAGACTTTGGACGTGATGTCCCAGCCTTACGTCTTGCATTTATATTTGCATACAATCCTTTAGGCATAGTTCTCCTTATAAGTTTGAGTTTTGTAATTTACGTTGGATGTCAGCTTGGTAAGCTTCATCTTTTGTATATCTTGGGTCATCCATAGCAGAAGTAACTTCAGCCCATGAACGGAAACCACCACCAGTTGATGCACTTGCTTTACCTGTCGTAAGTGTAGGGTCTGTTCCATTGGAAGCTTCGTAACGTGCTTTGAGACCATTAACAGCTAACTTGATACCTTCGATGTCAGTATTGTTTACTGAATTGTTGTAAGCATTTTTCTCAGCATCAGACAAACTGTCTGCAGCCCATTGCATCATATTCCCGTAAGCTTCATTACCACCAGCAATGCCTTTAACATCACTAACTAAATTGTCACGCATAGCTAGTTGCCCGGCTATGAATTGGTCTACGTACTCTTTGGGAATACCAGCTTTATCTAAAGCTTCATAACTTTCTGGTTTTAGTTCACCAGAATTATCAAACTCAGATTGTAGGTTTTGCACATTAAGCCCAGCACTTTCAGCAGCCTTATTTGCAATTTCCAAATCAGTGTCTTGTTTTACGTCTTCTTGTTTTGGTTCAGGAGTTTCGTCAGCCTTAGGCTCTCCTAATTTTTTCTCTAACTCTGCATACGACTTAGCTAAATCATCTACTGAATTAAATTTTTCTGGTAAACCTTCCGGCTTACTTACAACTTGTTCTTCTGGTTTTTCAGAAGTTGTTTCAGGTTGTGTTATTTCAACTTGTTCTACCATTATTCATCATTCCTTTGGTTATATTGTTAGCGACACCCGGCACAGACTTAGCAACTGTATCTTGAGCTACATTCATCATCTGGTCTTGCATCATTTGTTCTTGTTGAGCCATCTGTTCAGCTTGCAATTCTTCTTGCGACTTAATCAATCCATCTGTTTCAATTCCTAATCCTGTTGCAATTCGTTTTATTAAATCACTTGGGTTAAGAGTTTGAATGATGTCTGGATTAACTTGCGCTAAAGCTACAAATTCACCTATGAACTCTCTTAATTTCTGTAAGTCATTGCCACGACCTAAGGCTTCTATGCCTGTTATAATCGTTGGCTTTACAGACCCCTTTGGTAAAGAAGGTATCTCTTTTGATTGAGACATCCTCTTCATCAATAGTTTTACTAATGGCAGTTGGAATTCAACAGACAACAGGGAATAAATACCTCCCATTGAAGTCTCTAGTTGCTCTGCCATGTATCTAATTTCTTGAGCTGTGACACGTTCGGCATCACGCTGTATTGCTGTGTGTAGTAGAAATGCAAATGACATTCTTTCTTCAAGAACTCTTATGCTCTCTTGCACTACTCTTAAGTCATATTGTTTATCTGTTTGTAAAACTGATACATCATCTTTTGAACCTGTAATGATGTCACCATTACGGGTAAGAGCTAAATCTCTTTTCTTAGTTACAGAGTTTGGTCTAATCATAAAGACAACTTTACTCGATGCTGCTGCACTTTCTACGAGCGCTTGTGATAAACCTTCTAAAGATTTTAAATCACCTAAGAATTCTTCAACGTATCCTCTGCCGTAATCTTCACCTTCAACACGTACCATCCGTAAACATTGGTAAGGCATATTATCTTTTGTAAATGTACCAATACTCTTCGGTATTTTAATACCTTTTACTTCTTGGCAAATATAAAATTTGTCTGAATCTAGTTTGTAGATGTGTGTATATAATTCACACTCTTCATCTTCTTTATAATCTGGGTCACTTATAACTTGCTCCCTAATGTCAACATCAAGGCTAAGTGGTGTAATAATTTCTTTAATAACTATTTCTAATAATTCATCAGAACTATCACGCGTACATACATATTGAGTAAGTGGAAAAACTTTCATACTTGTTTCTTTGGGTAGATATGTCAGAACATTGCCACCAACAATTAAATGCTTAAGTGCTGTAAACACAGAAACACGCATTGCCTTTTCTTCTATTTTATTTTGAACTTCCTTTTCAATTCTTTGTAATGACTTTTCAACTTCAGATTGTAACTCTCTATTTTCTTCTAATTCTTGTTTAGCTTTACCGCTAATGCTTAAGCGAAAGAAGGGGGAGTTAGGGGGAAGTAATAATAATAGGAGTTTGGAAGCTAGGTTATTAACACCGCGTGCACCAACAGATTGAAATGGAGTGTAGAGCTCGGATGTATGATTGAAACCCTCTTCGGGTATTAAGGCAGGAATAGTAAGCTCAGAACATATTCTGGCTCTATCTAAGTATTGAATTCGTTTTTCTTTTAATGTCTCGTATCTTTCTTTAGCGGTATGTTGTTTTGTTTTACTATCATCTATTAACATTAATTATTTTATGTAAAGTTGTGACTTGCCACTTTTGTTAGCAAGGGCTGTTTTTTTATCTTCACTAAATCCGGGTTTAGAACCTAAAAACTTTTTTTGTGCTTCATCGATGTTTGGGTTTACAGGTGTTGTAAACAGACCACCGCCGGGAGTGTTGTCAAAACCATTGCCGCCACCAAAGCCACCTCCGCCAATATCAAAGCCACCAAAACCGCCTCCGCCAAAGCCGCCTCCGCCGCCTCCGCCTCCGCCGCCTCCGCCGCCTCCGCCGCCTCCGCCGCCTCCGCTACACATTACGCTACGTTAATCCCGCTTGATGTAGCTGGTATATTAAGACCAGACGTTAGTTGAGTATTTAATCCTGTTGTACCTTTTTTTCGCTTGTACTTTTTCTTAGCGTTTTCATCCATTGCTTCATCACCGATTTGTAATTCCGGAGCTAAAGTATCACCTATTGGTGACGCATTAATTACCGGTTGTGGAATTGGTTCTGGAGCTGGAGCTGGGTCGGGTTTTCCGCCTAAACACATATTGTTTTCTCCTTAATAAATCATCAGTCCTGTATTGGACTGATTGATTGGGTTTGATTGGTTTGATGTGACTGTTTCACTCTCTGCAACGGCTGTTTCTGGATTCTGTTGAGCCTCATCCTCTTCAGGTTTTGGGTCATAGATGTTGCCATTATAATAAATATCTTGCGGATTGGGTCTCTTGTAGACTGTTGGTCTACTTGTTTTCATTCCGCCTATACACATTATAAAATGGCCTCCTTATCAGCACGTTCTTTTAAGTAATTTAAGAATTTAACTACGTCTCGTTGACCTGCCGCGAAATATATTTCCTTGGGTTGATGGTCAAGGTCAGGCGTTTTTTCAGGCCATAATTCATTCAGCAGTTCAAGAAGTTCTAAAACTGTCTTTGGTAAGACTAAATCGTTATCATTTTCCATAGCTTATTCTTCTAAGACGGGTACTTTTGTTGTATCAACAAGTTCACACACATTACCGACACATGCTAATTCTTGAGAGCCGGTGGTATTATCATCACTTTCATAGTTTTGAAGGTCTATAAAATCAATATTAGTAGGCATAGCCTTGTTTAATTTAAGATACTCTTCTTTATCTATGTCTTGGTAAGGTGCTTGTTTGTAGCTGTGTTCAACAAGAGGCAAGAAACTTATACCTGCAACTTCATCAAAGTTATCATAAACCCAAGAACCGACTTTTAACCATTCATTCTCTCGAACACTTATAGTAACGGAAGGTTTATGTTCACACCAATGACGCTGATACATCAACCATAAATCAAGCTGCTCAATAGCAGACATATCATTACGCGTTATTGATTTATCAGGGGATTTAATTGGAAACGAAAACACCATGACATCACTTGGTCTAGTCACATCTGGTTCATGCGGAATACCTTTATCAATTAAGAACTTTGTTAATGGGTCTTTGGCATCACCTCGTACGGTTCGTACATAATAATCACTATGTCTTGAGTGAATACCAGAAGCACTATCAACTAACTGACTTACAGTACCAGATGGTTTGACACACGTGATTGCTGCTGATTGATTAATCTTCAGTTTTTTTGCTAGAACTTTGTTTGCATCTACTGCCACAGCGCGCATTTCTTCTAAGCGTTCTTTGGTAGGTTTGCTCGTAAGTTCATTATCCATAATACCTGTAAGTGAAACACCAAGTAGTCTTTCAGCTTCAGTATTATCTCTCCATATTTTACGTAGATATTTTAAATCTGTAAGTGTGGATTGAAATGTACCTAAGATGGTAGCAAGTCTGACTTTATCTTTAATCTCCTTCATACTATCTGTTGCCCTGATAACTACTTCAGTCAGGTTGCAGAATTGATATGGTCGCAAGATAATTTCACAACAAGGATTAGTTCCAAATTCAAAATTAGTGTCACGTCTTTCATTCTCTGCAGCTTTATTCTTTGCTGCTAGTCTATTAAAGATGCCACGCTCTCCTGACTTACTGTCATATAGAGATTTCCATTCAGACATAAATAGTCCTATATCTGGTGTGCGGGTGTAACAACCTGAATTATTAGCTAATGCTCTTTGACCATTCTCAAGCCACCATTGACCTGACTTTGCTTTTCTCATTTGGTCATCTTGTATGCTGCTAAGAGATATTAAAGCTGAACGCCTCACTCCTCCAACAACTACAACTTCACCAACTTTACAAACTAAGTCGTGTGCTTCAATAGCATCAAGTTTTCTACCTGCAGCTTTCTTAAACATATCAACTGCAAAATCGAATAGGTTTATAAGTGGCTGTGCTCCACTAGCTCTGCCTCCCATAGTTTTTAAACGTGCGCCTGCTGGTCTAATACGAGTAACATCTATCTTTGGAATTTCACCACCATATAACATAGCAAGTAATTCTTTAAATGCTCTAGCCCAT